AAGGAAATGCTGGTACGGGATCAGGAAACACGTAAAGACAAAATTAAAAAGGCTAAGGAAGCGTGGGACAGGGCCGTACCTATCAGTCGTGATAACAAGGACGCAATACGTCCGGCGTTGCTTTACCTTAACTCACGGGGCCTCAGAGCGTCTACAGCAACGAATGTAGCGCGATTTAGCCCTAACGTGTACGACGGGCCAGCAATCGTATTTCCGGCCATTAATTCGGAGGCTGAAGTGCAGGGCATACAGGCCGTGCTACTAACGCCTGAGGGTAAGAAGCGTGAGCACAATGGTATCAGTAAATACAGCCGTGGCGTTATAGCTGGTAACGTAATGCGTATTGGCGACGAGCACGACGGCGGCGCAATCATAATGGTGGAAGGGCCTGAAGACGCATTGTCAGTACACCAAGCGACAAGCGGTAATGTCGAGGCGACTATCGTGTGCACATTTGGTAAGGCTGGAATGCAGTCATATAACGTACCTAGAGCCTCAGACGTGACGATATGTGCAGATCCTGACTTAGACGTAGACAAATGCGCTGACGTGCTCAGCGGCGACGGTAGCACGTCTGTGCACGTCGTCAGGTTTAACGAGCTGGGCGTCGAGAACGTCGTGGACGCAAACGACTACTTAAAGGAAGTGGGTGAGGATAAGCTGCGTGAGGCATTGGCGCTGGCAAAGCCGGTAGAGCAAGTGAAACAGGAAACTATTGAGGCTGAGAGGCAGTGGCCGACGCCATATGATCCGATAGATCCGGCAACAATACCGGCGAGGCGCTGGATATATGGCCGTCACTACATACGTTCTAACGTGAGCGTACTGGCATCGGCTGGCGGCATTGGTAAGACCTCAATGCAAACAGTTGAGGCGCTGGCTATTGCTACGGGCAAGGCGTTGCTGGAGGATATGGTTCACGAGCAATGTAACGTGTGGCTCATTAACCTAGAAGATCCGTTGGAGGAAATGCAGCGGCGTGTGGCTGCCGCCATGATGCACTACAACATAAAAGCTGACGACGTCAGGGGCCGGCTATTTCTGGACGCTGGGCGCGATTTAAAAATTATATTTGCTAAGCAGTCACGCGACGGGCTCGACGTAGACGAGGAGCTCAGGGAATACATGGCCGATAAGATAGAGCAAAACAATATTGGCATGGTATTCGTTGACCCGTGGGTTGGAGCTAATCAGATTAACGAGAATGATAACGTGGCAATGAATGCGGCGATAGCCAGTGTCAGATCAATAGCTGACAAGACAGATTGCGCTTTTGTGTTGACGCATCACATACGTAAGATGCACGGCGACGACGCGACGGTGGATAGCGTGCGTGGAGCTGGGTCACTTATCGGAGCTGCTAGGGCTGCCAGAGTTATTAACAAAGTAAGTCAGGACGACGCGCTGAAGCTGGGTGTTAACGAGCAACAAAGTCTGGGCATATTCAGAGTTGACGACGGCAAGGCTAACTTGGCGCCGCCGGCAGAGAAGGCGGTGTACAGGCGAATGGAAGGCGTGCAGCTACCTAATGGTGAATACGTGGGCGTCGCGGTTACATTTAAAATGCCTGACCTGTTTGACGGCGTGACAACACGCGACGCTATGAAGGTGCAAAGGATAGTTGGGCAGGCGCTGGAAGATGGTGAGCCGTATAGACAAAGTGTGCAGGCTAAGATGTGGGTAGGACTAGCCGTGGCAGAGGCGTTAGATCTGGACGTGGAAAAGAAACACGAAAAAGCTAAAATCCGTGCTATAGTAAAACAATGGCTGGAGACTGACGTGCTACGTGTTGAACAATTTTACGCGAAGAGACAGGCAAGGGAAGTCCAAGTCGTATCGGTTGGAACTTGGATAACTGGAGAAGAGGCTGGGTTATGAGTGACAGGAGTGAAAACGAAGAAGTGATTGCACGGCTTGTGTGGAGCGAAGAAGAGAAAAACTATGAGGTGGAGTGGAACCATACAAACAAAAGAACCAAAGACATATTTAAGGAAGGCCATAGGCGTGAGGCTCTTAGGGCTTGTGACGACGGGATAGCTGACCTGACGTTTTTTCGTATGCTGTTAATAGAAATGAGCGAAATTAGTAGTCATGGGCATACTCTTCATTAAGTTTCCCACCTTCCCATGTCTAGGTGGGGAAAGGTGGGAAAGTGGGGTAAATTAGCCTGAAAAACCATTCCCCCCACCTTAACGTATGTATATACGTAAGTGGGGGGAGGTGGGATAATGTTAAAAAATAAAGTGGGAAAAATTAGGGAGAATAGCATGGTAATGAAAAAGAAAAAGAAACGTGTTACATTAGCTGAAGCACAGAGAAAGGGACGTGATGTACTTGGTAGACCTGAAGGTGGCGCTCCACTTATTAAAGCAGAAGTGTGGGGACAACTTAAACCGTTGGATCGTATTGCCCGTGAGAAAGTTGATAACTGGGGTGATACGTTGCCTACGTTTGTTCCTCCAGAAATGGCTGGACGTTTTGAAGCTGCTTACGAGGCGTTAGGTTACGCCGTCGAAGCTAACGACGTAATGGCAACTAATCAGATTGCAGCTCAACTTATGAGGGCGTGGGAGCTGTTGGAGAAGACAGCTCTTGAAGCTGGTCACAAGCCACCGGCTGAGGATTGCTATTGCGTCGAGCTCGAAGGTGGTAGAATTGTTTGCGTTGCATCACGCAATGCTCACATACTACGTGAGAAGTATAAGCATTGGATAGTTTACAGCTTCGAAGATGTTGCTAGAATATTATCTAATGATTTTACGGCTAAGTTTTTGGAAGAAGCTTACGATAGTTTCCCGAAAGCTGAGATAACAACTGTCATTCGTGACGGCATAGATAAGTCAATAGATTGGTCAATAGGGGATGAAATACCGTGGTAATGGATAGAGATGACATATTAAAAGAAGCAATGAAGGTCATTAACAATGATCGTAACGCTGACTATGGAGATGCTAGAGAAAACTTTGAGAATACGGCTGCGCTCTGGTCAGCTTATCTTGGCTATGAAATAGGGCCTGTTGATGTAGCTGTAATGATGGTGTTGCTTAAAATATCTAGGATAAGAGTATCGCCTGACAAAGCAGATCACTGGGTAGATATTTGTGGCTACTCAGCTCTATCAGGAGAAATAGCAAATGGTAGGTAAGATAGGTAAAGCTAAGATTGCAGCCATAGAACAGATTGGCGAAGATGAAGTGTTGGAGCGTATTTCTACCGGCACTTCAGTTCGCACGTTAATGAGGGAGTTTAACATTGGTTATAAACTATTTGCTATGTGGTTAGATGCTGCCGGTGGAAGACGTGGCAGATATGAACAGGCGTTAAATGAAGCTGGTCATTATTATGCTGAGCGTGCAGTTGATACAGCGCAAACAGCTCAGCCTGAAGATGTTAATGTGTCGAGGTTAAAGGTTGATACTGATAAGTGGATAGCAAGTAAGCTTAACTCTAAGTATGATACTCGACAACGTGACGTGGCTATAAACATAAGTGTCAATGACTTACACGCGCAAGCAGCGGAGCTATTAGATAGCGTTATCGAAGGTGAAGCGGAAGAGATTGAACGGTGATTTCGCACACTAAATCACACTCGCGCAGGCGCGTGCGCGTGCCGCAATGCGGCATAAATGTCAACTTTCAGCCCATTTTTAGCCATTTTATGCTGCAACTGCGAAGAAATAGGCCCAGAATTAACATAATACATATTATGCGAAAACATATTTTCTGCGGTGCAGCATATATGATTTTGACCCCCCCCTTTTTCAGCGCCGGTCGGCGCAAATGCACAGGTCCTCCCCACACATCCCATAAAAAAATTTTAGGATAATCACATGGAACAAAATGTTAACAATAACCCCTTCGTAGAGCTGATGAAGCGCTACCGAAATGACCCCGTTAAGTTCGCCATCGAAGTGATAGGCATTGAGCCCGACGATTGGCAAAAGGAATTGCTACGGGAAGTCGCCAACCCAAAGACTAGGCGCGTCAGTTGTCGCTCTGGGCACGGGGTAGGTAAGTCAACGGCTGTTGCTATGGCTGCCGTGTGGCACGTTTTAATGCGCGTACCTTCGAAGACAGTTGTGACGGCCCCCACGTCGGCCCAGCTTTTTGACGCCTGCTTCGCAGAAATGAAAAATGTAGCCAAGCGCCTGAAAAAGCCTTTTAACGATTTACTGGAAATCAAGAGTGACCGTATTGAGCTCAAGAGCCAGCCACAGAGCACGTTTATATCGTGCCGGACGTCTAGGCAGGAACAGCCGGAGGCGCTGGCAGGAGTTCACTCAGAAAATGTGCTATTATTAGCCGACGAAGCCAGCGGCATACCGGCCAGCGTTTTCGAAGCAGCCAGCGGTAGTATGTCGGGACACAACGCGACGACTGTTTTGACCGGCAACCCCACACGTAACACTGGCTTTTTTTACGACACACACAACCGCCTGAAGGAAGATTGGCACACGATGCACGTTAGCTGCGTTGATAGCCCTCGCGTCGCCGACGACTTTGTCAGCGACATGGAGAAGCGCTACGGGCAGGATAGTCCGGCGTTCCATGTGCGCGTGCTTGGAAATTTTCCACCGTCAGAAGAGGACACAGTTATTCCCGTGGCCTTGATTGACCACGCCATGAACAACGACATAAAGATCCACGAGGATACCGTGGCCGTGTGGGGCCTCGACGTAGCACGTCAGGGCATGGATAGCTCCGTTCTGTGCAAGCGTCAGGGCCCAGTTATTCATCCGTTAACTGTCTGGCGTAACCTCGACTTGATGCAGTTGACCGGCGCCGTAAAAGCTGAGTACGACGCCATGCAGCCTTCGAAGAAACCGGCTGAGATTATTGTCGATAGTAACGGGTTCGGAGCCGGTGTGTTGGACAGACTTAGGGAATTGGGGCTACCGGCGCGTGGTTTAAATGTGTCCGAGCGTGCCCTACAAAAAGACACGTATTTAAATTTACGAGCTGAGCTGTGGTTTAAGGTGAAGGCTTGGTTAGAGGGTATGGACGTCAAGCTGCCTCGTGACGACGCTCTGTGGGCTGAGCTGGCAGCTCCACGCTATCACTTTACCAGCGCCGGCAAGCTGCAAGTCGAAAGTAAGGAAGCCATGAAGAAGCGTGGCATAGCGTCGCCTGACAGGGCTGACGCGATTGCGTTGTCTTTAGCTAACCATCACACGACAATGGCTTACGGTACGAGCGCTACGGGCGCTTGGAACAAGCCGCTGCGTCGTGAAATTCGTGGCATAGTGTAAAAAAGGGAGCCGAGGTCAGGGCTCCCTTAGTGCTAAATCACCAGCGGATTAGACCGGCTTTAGCTGCGCGTGGTTTGGCGTAAAATATTGAAAACCACCGGCACTCACGGCTTACCAATTTGTTCTATCTGTTTCTCAGCTCCTGTATGTACAGGCACTCGTTGCACCTGTCCTGACTTTCACCTTTTCTAATTCGTTTTGATCTCAGCATCAAAAAATTTCCGCACGCACATTTGCAAACCCACATCGTGCCGTTGCAATTCTTTTTTATTTTTAAGTCTCTTCCCAGAACTGTTATGCGTCCAAACTTTTTGCCAACCATTTCCTTGTAGAGTTTTTTCTCTGATCCCATTGCAAACGGGTCAGCCTTACGAAAATAAATTGGGTCCTTGTAGACGTTTCTAAATTGCTTCTTAGGTTTAAAGTGTACACCCTTCGATAACACTACTCTTGCTGCGTTACCGTTAATAGGCGTGAAGTGTTTATTAGCTTTACTGGTGGTCATGACAAATCTCCCTATTGTCTAATTTTATCTTACCATACAAAATATTAAAATTTACGGGTCGGTGTTATTTTTTTTATTAAGTTTTTGTATCGCCTCATTTATTTCTTTATCTGACCCGTCAGTTTCGATAATTCTACCATCACTTTTATTATAATATCTTTTATATTTTGGATGCGTATATCCATTGTAGTCATAATAAAAATGTAATTCCAAATTTTGTTTTAGTTTATTTTTGGCGACGAGCTCCCACTCGTCACCGTTGTTAATAAATAGAGCAAATACATTACTCATTTTCAAACCAACCCATTTTTTCGCCGGCTGTTTTGATAGCGCGGAAAAGTTCCTTAGCTTGTGCTTCACTGTGGATAATTACGCCGCTATCCTCCAAATCTTCAACAGATAAAATTATATATTTATCATCGTCAAGATTAGCTTGTTTAACGTGCAAAGTTTGTTCCCATTCTATACCAGTTGGACTTTTTCCATAGTGTGAAACTGTCCTAATTAATTCGCTTTCATAAGCCATTACTTTACTCCCTTACGCTTAGATGCTTCCGCTGCACGTCTGGCAGCTCTGTTTGTCGAGCCCTTTAGAACTCTATTCTTCCTCCCGTGGCCTCGCCCAGATAGACAGAAACTATGTCCAAACTGAGAAAGGTCTAAGGAGCTATCAACTACATTTGCGTAGCCTTTTATGTTGCCCTTCTTTTTCATTGAGATGCCCTCCAATCTTTGATCTCTTCGAGCTTGCCATAAACCTCACACCAATCGTAAGAGCAATGGCCGTCGATAATACCATCTTGAGAAAAGTCTACGTCGCTGCCGTCGTCATACTTATCGTCGTAGCAGCCAATCCAATACTGAGATACCATACCGTCATAATCATAGAACCTGTCTATTTCTATTTTTATGCCGAGCTGTGCAGCCAGCCTCTGAGCCTTTGACCGGTCAGAATTGTGCACGCTCTTAGGCTTCCTAGCCTCAGACGGTATGGTGACCTTACCTTCGGCGGTAAGCTCCCAAACGTTAGACACACGAGCCCGTCGCTTCACGCGCTTGCCTCGTATGGATGTCGGCTCCCCAAGTATTCCGCAGACAATGCGACGCCCTTGAACTAACTGGTAGTGCCAGCCAGCCACGATCAGGAATACACGTTTAGCTGTGCGCTCCTTCACAGTGTGTCGGAGCCAAGCTGCTAGTGTTGGTCCTTTTGATCTGCCAAGTTTAAGACCAAAAGTTTCACGGACGCTTTTGATGCCGCAACGCTCAAGAGCTTCACGCACTTCCCAATCGTAAGAGCCTTTGACTGACTTACGGCCACCAACGTGACGGATCATCCGTGCAGCTTCACCGGTAGTCATGCCGGTGATGCAACTGATTGCTGACGGGCCACAGTAGCGGTTACGGTCACCCCGTGGGCCTTGGTTAACTGATTTGATTTTAAGATTTGCCATCTTATTTCTCCCTCACAAGGAACCCGTCCGAAGTCATGGCTCCTGATTTTTTTAAACCCAACGCTTGTTCTTTAAGACCAAGTTTGAGCATTTCCTCAGCTTCTGATTTTTGACCAGATACTAATTTATTTAAAGCCCAACTGACCCAGCTATATGCATCAGTTGTTAGTAGCCCAGAAGTAACCTCCGGCTCTACTGTCGTAGTTACTTCCGGCGCAGTTACTTGTGGGCCAGCGGAACCGACTTTATTGGCG